CGATCTCCGGATATAGAACCACCACAGGAAACCCCCGAAGAAAAAGCAAGGCGCGAGAGATATGATAGATTATATGGTAATTAGGTGATTAACATATGTGTGATATATGCGGAGATCGCGGAATAGTGCAGGTAGAAGGTACAACCTTTAAAATCTGTGATTGTATGATAAAACGCAAAATCCTAAACAAATTCAAGGACAGCAAACTATCTAAGCAAATGCTATCAAGTTCCTTCGCTAACTTTAACTATGACTACTATAAAAAGAACATAGTTTATATCAAAAAGGCGGTTCAATTAGCGCAGGACTTCGCTAACTCGGTAGTTAATGGACAAGCAACCGATGGACTAATGCTTACCGGACGAGCAGGCCATGGGAAAACTTACTTGGCCTGCTGTATAGCAAACGTACTTATCCGTAAAAACATAGCAACCCTTTTCACCGTAGTACCGGACCTGTTAGACCAGATAAAAAGTACATACAACAAGGGCGAAGGTAAACCGGAGTACAACGAAAAGGATCTGCTCGATACTGCGAGAGAAGTACAGGTGTTAATACTTGACGACCTGGGGGCGCATCAATACACAGAATGGGCGCAGGGTAAATTATTCACTATTTTAAATCACAGAATTAACTTTAACCTGCCGACGGTCATAACGACTAACCTTGACTTAAAGGATATGGACAAGACAATTGGTGAACGTGCAGCTAGTAGGATTATTCAACTCTGTCAACCGATAAAGATTGAGGCAGACGACGACATTAGGATGCAGAAAAGACTTGCTAAGTGGAATGATGCTACTTAACCACGTCCCGACCAACCGCAAACAGTAGAAGTTATCTGAATATAGGAGGATTGTTATGGAACCAATAGTTAAATACCATTGTCCGGTGTGTGATAAAGAATACGACACACCGGAAGAAGCGGAAAAGTGTTTTGTGCCGTTACATTTAAGATTTAAGCAGGGAGATATATTCTCTTTTGATTATGGCGCACCATTGATGGTTATGTCGGTACTTAGTGAAACTGCAAGGAGTATTTCGGCGCAAAGGATACCGGAGTTTTTAAAGGCTGAAAATAGAATATCTAGGTCGCAGTTTGAAAGAGGAAGTTACATCGGTTCCGGTTTATGTTCCGCTAAAAAATACCCTCTCGAAGATGCTAAAAAGTTAGTTAGCGACTTACGCCGCAGGTTGAAAAATGCCGAGAAGTTTTTGGAAATGGTTAAGAAGATGTATGAGGAGGAAAACAAATGAGAACATGCCATATCAACGCATCGCCTGACCAGATTAAACAGATAGCGGAAACTATCAAGGGTGCTAATCCCGACAGTCTTTTGGTATTGCCGATTATCAATCCTATCAGTACCTATTCACCGACTAAGAAGAAAAAGTATCACAGAATAACCGTTGAAATAGTGATACCGGAGGATGCTTTAAAGAGTGCAAATGCCCTTACTGATTTCGGAGTTTTCGCTGTACTGCGGATACCTGAGAAACATATTTCAGAGCAGTATTTGACTGATAAGAAGAAGGAGGATACCGCAAATGCCGAAACAAAAACGCCACAAACAACCTAAACTGAAAATTATCGTTGACCTACCTAACGATGGCAACCGGAAATGGTACGACGAGAAGTACCGCAATATGTTCAAAGATCGCAGGGGAGTTTTGCTGCACGATTACCGGGATGGTATGTCGCCTGGGTATTGCGTGGCAGCGGTGGAGGTAGTGAGTTGAAACCGAAAGTGGTAAGCATATTCTCAGGTGGTGGATTTTTAGATATAGGATTTATGCAGTACTTCAATATTCTTCTTGCTTATGATACGGACCCGAAAGCAGTTAAAGCATACACTGATAATATCGGTCATCATGCTTGGTGCATTGATGTTACTAAGACAAGTTTTAAGAGTATATCCGGTGAGATTGACGGTTTAATAGGCGGTCCACCATGTCAAGATTATTCACGGGCGGGCAGGGGCGCAGGAGAAACCGGAGATAGAGGTAAGTTTGTTTATGACTATCTCAATAAGATTGACGAGTTAAAGCCAAAATGGTTTTTATTTGAAAATGTCAAGGGACTTGTGAGTAAGAAACATATAGACACTTTTAACAACTTGCTGCAAGAGTTTGATAATTTAGGTTATGCGGTAAGTTGGAAAGTGCTTAACGCCTGGCATTATGGGGTAGCGCAGAACCGCGAAAGAGTGTTCATTGTCGGCATACGGAAGGATTTGAATATTTCCTTTGAGTGGCCAGAAATGATACCCGAGAGCGAGCGCAAGGTACTAAGGGATGCTATAGGTGAATTGCCTGCCCTGCCTAACAATGAAGTTAAAGTGATAAACGAAAAGGCAATAGAGGGTTACGAAAGACGTTATGGTAGTAGTAAAATGGGCGCATTTAGTTTCAGAGTGAATGAATGGAATAAACCTTCGCCAACCATTCAAGGAAGGATATTTAACGAGGGTAAGGCATTTGTGCATCCTGAGTTATGCGAAGGTCAATACAGACGTTTCACTGTTCGCGAGTGCATGAGAATACAATCTATTCCCGATTGGTATGTTTTTGACGATAGCATTAGTTTATCAGCGCAGTACCGCATAGTCGGAAATGGAGTGCCGTGTTTGCTTGCTGGGAAACTAGCAGGTCAGATAGTTAAATGCTTGTACTATAATCCAAAATAACAGCAGTAGCGACCCTATACAGCGACGTAAAACTACAGGACATGCTTTTATACCTGTTGTCGTGAATGGGGAGTAGGAGGGGGTTTAAGATGAATTTTTCTAAAGGTGATAATAAATTCGGCATGGATACTAAAACGCCAACCCTGAGCGCAGCGAGTAGGGCAGACAGCAGAAAAACAACCACAAGGGTATTGACGGATGATGAAATAAACTATGTCCGAGAAAATACCGGCAAAATACCGTTGCAGGATATTAGCAAGGAACTGCATATTTGGTCGGAGGATCTAAAGATGCTCTGTAAAGATGTAGTTGAAATAAAGAAACGTCCCAATAAGGGCGCTCCTAAATACGTAGTGCCGAAGTTTACCGGAAAAAGTTCCCATGTTTCGAAGGGGAATGTCAAGAAAAAACCGGAGCAGGTCAAGCAGCGAGTTAGTCAGAAAATGTTTGAAAGGTCAATAGAAGAATGTTTTGTAAATCCGATAGTGAAGGTGAGTATTGAAACCGGACAAGTCCTGTACGAAAGGGACTGTCTATGACTACAGGTGACACGGTAAAAGTTGTCAGGATGCCGAAAGGAACTCGTAAGACTAAGCATAAATTTACCGTTGGAGATATTGGCGAGGTTAGAAATATGTACGGCAAACGTGCTTACGTGTGGTTTGATGTTGGCATGAGCGCATCTATCAGCGTGAGAAATTTGGAGGTGGTTGGTGGTGGGGAGAACAGGGGCAAGAATTAGGAGGTTGGAAACGCTTACTGAAATTACGGGCAGGATGCTTGATAAACAGAACGACATAAATTTAGGTAGTAAGAAGGTTTTTGACGACATACTTGCAAGACTGACCATTGCTGAGGAATTGCAGGACGTTCTATTTGTTGATGTTGAGGCACTAAAGCAAAGTAACTTTGACTGCCATATTAAGTTGCTGAGCAAGGACTTGGACGAGGCGCAGGCAATTATCGACAGACTGCAAAGCACCGCATGGCGAAGGTTTTGCCGATGGATACGTCTACTGTTTACGGTATGATGTTGCTGGATATAGGAGGGTATATGGGCAGAAAAGTAAGTAGACCAAAACAGGACAGGCAGACACTTTATGACGAGTTTAAGAGTGCTGCTGAGAAAAATTTACCGGAGAAGGGGGAGAAGTAAATTGTTAAAACCGACAATTTTAACTTGTTTCGATATACCGGAAGTTTGGTATAGGTCGCTTTCGGAACTATACCATGCTCATAGTGGCGGCGAAAACAGGGAATATCTTGTGCAGCATGGAAGTTTTGAGAATCAGCATAAACGCAGGGAACTTGACTATCTTATGGCGGTTATTACTAATCCAGGACATAGACCATATGTGCCAGTTATTCCAGAAGGTTTAAGTATTGCACCGCCAACTGATGCGGAAAGTATTGTTAAATATTTCGTTAACTATATCATGGGTGTTGAGATTGCCGAAAATGAGCAATACACCTATGGTAGCAGAATTAATGTTAGTTTGCAGAAAGTTGTTGATATACTGAAAGAAACTCCAAACACCAACCAAGCAATTATTCAAGTAGGGCAACCTGACGACATTAACCTGCCGGACCCTCCCTGCCTGAGAATGATAGATTGCCGAATTAAAGACGGTATGCTATATTTCATAATCTACTTTAGGTCGTGGGACATATTTGCCGCATTGCCTGAGAATCTTGGAGGGTTGCAACTCTTAAAAGAGTACATGGCGGCAGAAATTGGGGTAAGGGATGGCGGCATGATAATTTCCTCTAAGGGCGCACACGTTTACGACTATGCCTGGGAGCAGGTTAAACAGTTGGTTAGGTTTAGGGATAAGACAGATCCCATCAGCATAAACAACCCCGACGAAGGAGCGATTGATTAATGGATAACAAATTTATGCCGATTGCGGTTAAAATTGCTGAATTGGTCAAAGAGAAAAACCTTGCTTATGGTGATGCAGCAGGTAAGTCTATTGACTACTTAAAACTTCTTTATCCTAATGGAATACAACCAGAACAGTATCAAGATATGCTACTTCTTGTTAGGGACTTTGATAAGTCTATGCGTATAGCAACCGACAAGGATGCTTTAGGAGAAAATCCTTGGGGTGACAAGATGGGTTATGCTTTGTTGGCTGTAGAGTTGGGAAGTCGCGACATTTTAAGAAAATGTGATGTTTGTCTTAAATCCGTAGATGATAATTGTATTCTTGATTCACAGAAAATTATAGAGTGTCGTGCAAATAACTTCTGTTATTGGGAGGGTTAACATGAACTATAACTTCCCTAAAATATGTTACGCCGACACCAACAACAACTTCCAGCAGGCAATGCACGCCGTTTCTGAGGCAGACGAAGTTGTTAAAACCAGAAACACAGCCGAATTGGACATGGAAATGGCGGATCTCTTGCACTCATGCGAAACATATTTCCGTATCCGAGAGCGCGACGGTGCCGATGTTGACGAGATATTTGCCGAGGTTGTGGAGAAAAACACAGTCAGGGACTACTACAAATGATCGCAAAATGGACATGCGAGTGCGGAAAGGAAAATCAGGCCAACTTATTCTCGCCGGGAGCAACGACAGTAAAATGCTCCCGGTGCTATGATGATCACATCATGGAGATAAAAACTACCGTAACTAAGTTGGATTTTGGGAGGACTGCTGTTAATTTTGAATGTGTGTGGGTTGATAAATGGTAGGAGGTTTTTTAATGGCTAAAGTTGTGGACGAAAGAACTGAGAATCGCGTATTTGTAGCTAGAGTTGGCGACATGGTTGTGTTGGAAGAGGATAACGAATATCGCATTATTTGCAGATGTAATAAACTTTACTACTTACTTTCCGTAGAAGTTTTCTGCCCTACCACGGAGGGTTATGACAGTATAGAAAGTTTATTGCATCATGTTGGTTCTTATTACATTAAGGAAATAATCCCTGCCGATAAAATTCAACTTACAATATTTGATTAGGAGTTGATAGCATGGGCAGGTTATGGAGCGACGAGGAAAAACGCATAGCAAGTCTTAACTTGACGATTAACGCTATATGCGAAATTTACACTAATGCCGGATTTACTAGAAGTAAAGAGTGTATCCGCAGGTGGAGAAACGTCCAAGGCATGAGTAGTTTAAAAAAGTCTGACTTAATTGATGCTCCTAAAATTGAGGTAAAACCGAAGGAGCGCAAAAGGTTTCCGGCGGGACTTCGCGACTGGTTAATGTTCGGATGAAAAAACGTAAACGCAAAGTAAAGAAAACTCCTCATTGTGGGTGGTGTCTCTCAAAACTTCACCCCGGCAAAATGGGGTGGATGAGGGTGCTAAGTAAGAATTGTCTGCATAAGAATGGCAGGTTTAAGTCGTGCAGGCATTTTAGGCCAAACTTAGATCATCCTAAGTGGAAATATGAAGGATTTAAGGATTTTGGAGGGTGTTAATGGGCAATGTAAGGAGTAAATACGGTTCGCGCAAAGTCGAAGTCGATGGGATAAAGTTTGACAGCGCAAAAGAGGCAAGGAGATATAAAGAACTCCTGTTACTGCAAAAAGCAGGTGAAATATACGAAATAGAATTACAACCGCCTTTTATTCTACAGGAGGCATACAAGAGGTTTGGTAAGTCGATTAGACCTATCATATATCGTGCTGACTTTAGGGTTTATTGGAAGGGTGGTAGGGTGCAGGTAATCGACACCAAGGGGTATAGGACACCTGAGTATAAGTTGAAAAAAAAGATACTCCTGTTTAAATACCCTGAGATAGATTTTACCGAAGAATGAAACTAACCGCAGAGATTGAACGCCAACTAACCGACGAGTTTGTAGCATTTTGTGAACTCAACCGGGACAAGTTGGCCGGGATGAAGGATAACTCCGCGAGAATGAATTATATATGGGAGAAGTTACCGCATGTGCCGCAATATTTAGTTTTGCGGGCGGTTAGACCTTATTTAGTTAAGGGGGTTTGAGATGGGTAATTGTATAAATGTGCTTGATAAAGACGGAAATATATTAGGTCAGGCAACTCATGGACTTACCTGCTGTTTTTATGCTAGTGATATAGTTGAACAGTATAATCCAAATTTTAACATACATTCCTTGAAAGACATAAACGAGCAGTTAAATCCTGCATATGATAATGGTTCACCAGAAGATGTTCTTATTTTGCGGTTATTTTTTAACGATGATTCTGTCTTTGACGAAACCGATTTGCCGTATTTTGATAAAGCAATAGCAAAACTTAAGTCAGGCAACAGAATACATGAAAATATTAAAAAGCACCTAAACGCCTATAAGAAAGTGCTTCAAGAAAATAAATTCATAAGAATGGTTTATATGGGTGTATTTTCATCTATTGCCGTGAGTAAGGGGGTTTGAGATGTGGATTGTATTAAGTAAGATTATTGTATCGGTATTTATATTTTACCTCATAGTTAACGTGCTTGCTTTTTTAGCTACAGTTAATCAGTTTTTTAATATAGGATCACGCGAAATAATATATTTACTTTGTATTTGTTTAGTTATTTATGGGATATATAGAATATTGCTATACTAAGGGGGTTTGAGTTATTTATACGCTATTCTGTATGACTTACGCCGAATTTTGCCGAAGGACGAGCATATTTAAAGTTAACGTATTACCGCTTTGGCAGGTTAAAAGTTTTGCCGAGAAGGATAATTTCCGCAACAATAGCAGTAACTTTTGCCGGAGTCATTTCCGCAGGCCTCGCGCTAATCTGTGGTCGGGGCAGAGAAAAAGGCAGGTTGCCGATGGCTAAAATAGCTGATCCGTTCAAGCAAGAAAAGCAAATAGTAGCTAACTATCTAATCAACTACCACGACATTAAACAGCAGTACGAGCATGACCGGGAGAGGATACTCGAAAACTCTCCCCCACCTGCCGACGGTATGCCAAGAGGTAGCACGACTGGTAATAGGACAGCATCGGCAGGGATCGCTTTGGCTGGTTTGGCGGTAACGGAGAAATGGTTACAGGTAATAAAGGTATTGGTAGCAGGTTTGAGTGATGATGATAAGTTGCTGTTGGAGTTAAAACAGACGCATAGGGAGTATGTGCGCGGAAATTCGGTAAAAAAACTAATTGTCATGGAACTTGGGGTAAGTATGAGAACGGTTTATAATCGTTGGCAGGGGATATTGGAGCAGGGACGGGAGTTGGCGGTTAGAAGGGGATTGTTGCGGTGAGCAGGGGTTTTCGCCCCTGCTTTGCTGTGCATGTGGTTAAAGCATGCAAATCCTACAGTCCTTGGTGCAAGTTCTTTTGGTGACCATGTCGGCCACTTGACCTATCTCAGGATGACCTGGATGCTTACTTTCAAGATAATTCTCTATGGTTTGCGTTAAATTGCAGTTATCGCCGCTTTTGTAAGTCGGACTGATAACCAAGAGTTTGTATTTTTCCATCAGGCTTTCATGCAGGCTTTCATGCCTATTCATCAAGATTCCTCCTTCTGTGGTTTTATGGTTGACCACAAACCGGATTTTGGTAGGCGGCTATTTTTGGCATCTGAGCGAAAACTTTAACACCGTTCCGGCTTTGGCGTACTGTTCCTGGTCTATATATCTGCAGTACAGTTTGTACCACAGATCTGTTATTTTCTGTTTCATGTGTCCTCCCTGGGTTTAAGGGTCACCCCGAACCGTGAAGTTTTACTAACCCTCTTTAATTTGATCGAAAGTAACAGTATTTCCCCAATTAAATACACCTTCAACGCACTTTTTGAGTGCGGCACAATCGGGGTAGCATTGATAATCGTCCACGCAAAAACCGACATACGCCAATTCACAGGGGAAGGTAGATTTAAAGAAAGTTCTCTTGACGGCATAAACAGCACGTTTCAACTCCGTTTTGCCCATCACCTGCCCCCTCGGACTTCCGGCGATCCCCTTATGTCCTCCTGCCTCCGGTCCCCATAATTTCTGCACCAGTGCGCGGCAGTCTAGCGAACCGTCTGAGCAACTAACCGTGATCGCCTTGAATTTTTCGTTGAAACTGATTACCGCTTTGGCGATCGTGCGGTGGGTCGGAGAGTAATAACTTGCTCCACAGAAAACGCCGTCGGTACTAAAAACACGGTAATTCTCGGTTTCCATGAGTAACTTTGATTCTGTTACTTTTTGGACATTTTCTGCCCATAGTTTTCCTTTTTCAATCCAATCTTTGTTATCTCCATAGAGACTAAAGATTTCTTCTAGAGTTTTTATATGTGTTATAACATCATCAGAGATATTGGTAAGTTTTTCTACTCTCTGCGCTCTATTCTCAGCAGTAAATGACCAATAAGCATTAAAATGATCTTGAATAATTTGAGAGAATTTATATATATGATGTGGGCCGTTTAAATCAACAAATTCAGCAGCGACAAGAAATTCTTTTGGAATAAAATACCTATAACCTAAAATCTCCATAATACCAAGAATAGTGTCTAAGTCAATATGACTAGCAACAATATTCATATTCCTAATTGGTACAAAATCAGGTAAAAAGGTATTAGCAGGTGAATTGCAATTTTTAAATTCTTCTACATGATGAGCAAGAGTAAGTAAAGAGCCTTTCAATACATTTTTACCATATTCAGTTTCAACTGTACAATGTGCGGTAAATGGCAGGTTATTAGCAATTTCCCAAGTTGGTGCAAGAAATACATTCCATTGTCTTTCGGATGTTTCAATTTGAGTATTTTTCATTTTAAAATCCCCCTTTTAATATAATCCTTCCACCGCTGCCCTCAACAGAGAGCAGGGATAGCGGACTACATAATTTCTCCCGTCCTGCCCACATGTGGCGTGAGCAGTTACAAGAAACTAAACACCGCAGTTCGGCAGGGTGTGCAACATGCCGATCTGCAATGCGAGTAGTTTATCGGCAAGGGTTTTTGCGTCCCTAAAAGTCAGTCCCGTTAATGCGCGGAGTGACTTAATTAATTCCGTTTGTGCCACAGAATCCCCTCTTGCGACACGGGTAATAATGTCGCAGTGTTCCTCGCGGGATTTTCTGTTGTCCTCGAAAGTTTTGTATAAGTCATTGTGCTTGGTTTCGAGTTCTTGGTAGCGGATATTTAAATCCGCACAGTTTTTACATTTTTCCATTATTTTTTCACCTCCTCTATATAGATCCCACAGCAGTTAAACGGGATTCTGCCTACGGGTGTATTATTTTTGACTATAGTGTAATACCCTTCCGGTGCGCCATCTGACGGACAGTGTCCGGTTACGGTGTCCTCGTACTGAAACCCGTAACCTTTCAGCAGGTCAAGGAATGACCATGTATCGAACATTGCCTTGACCAACTGAATGGACTGAGGGAGGGTAAGTCCCTTTACCGTGTGGCGCAAAACTTTTGCACGTACTGTGCGCTGTTTTTTACGTGTCACTCTCGCCAACCTCCACAAAATTCTGACATTTCCCACAGAAGGAGTTCCGAACTCCTCCCTCGTCGTGCAACTCGGATCCGCACAGTGGACAGGTGTGCTTTTCGGCACTGAGGATTGCGGCCACAGTTCTTTGGAAGTCTTCCGACTCCCTAATTGCCGCTAAAAACTTCTGCGGCAATGGTTTGAATGTAGGTTTCGGGTGCGGCAGACAGTTACCGCAGCATTCCTCGCGCTCCCAGGTAAGTTTATATTGCATTTTAGTCCCTCCTTATTTTTCAATCCTCTACCCAACGCCCATTAGACGCTCGGCAGGGGACTGAACCCTGCATTATTCCCCCATCCCGGCAAAGAATTTTTCAGGGTCGCCAGACCTGACCCTGTACGGATACATTCCTTCGCTCCCACCCTCGATTAATTCCTCGTACAGCGCGAACGCTTTTGATAGAGACATTAATTCGGGAGTGTCGCTCTTCCCTGACATCTGATGAATAACATTTACCTGCTTCGCTGATTCGCGTTTGAACAGGTAGTCAATCCCGGTTCCGTCTAACTCGAATTCTCCGTCAATCAGGTCAATGCTGGTTAGTCTTAAATCGTTGTATTTCATTATTATTCCTCCCTCGCCGGTCCGTCCGGCATAATTTTTTTAACCACTATCTCGGAAACACCAAAACCCCCGGCAGGAGACTTTGGTAAAACTGCGACTTTAGGTAGTCGCGGACCTGGTGCTATCGTCAATAAACTTTTTGGCCGCTTTGAGTGTCTTGTGGTTCCTCCTTTTTCCATTAACGGAAGTTGACCAATTTGACTTACTTCCGTTATCCTCGCGGTGAATTCTGTGTCCGTTATGTTCGTAAACGCCTTCTTGAATTTTCATTGACACCCCTCCTTCCAGTTAGTACATGTAACAAATTTCGTCGTGCAGTTCAGCGCTTACCCCGCGAACCAGTGCCGCTACTCCTATGTTTGCTAGTAGCATGTTTATATGTGTCCAGTCGCATTTGCCAGCATTTCGACAGCTTGCATTTGCCTTTTGTAGAACATTTCAAAAACAACTAAGTTGTCTTGTTCGGTTGTGCGTTCCATTGTATTACCTCCCGTTTAAGTTTTATCAAAATCCCCTCGTCGAAGGTGTTTGGATAAAACCTAAACTTCCCCTTTTCTGCATAGTTGGTCGATCCCGCCTCGTATCCAGTGTTCGCTCCCTTTGATCCGCATCATGCAGACTAGACCGGTTCGCGCTGTGGGGTTTTTGTTATTCTTTTCTGCATGTGCGTTGCGCTTTGTCTGTCATCCTCAGAGCAGGTAGACAAGTTCCTGCTGACGCCCGAAGGCGTTTCGACTATGTTTCCAGGTAGATTTCCATGTCTGCGCCGGTGAAGCATTGTTCCGTCTTGCTGTACCAGTTCCCTTCTTCCTGCACATACATGGTGTGGTCGTGCAGGTTTAAGATTGCATCCTCTGGAATTTCTACTTCAACTGTGGTCTTGGCAGGTATTACAGTGTCACCTAAGTCTGTTACCAGCGTAATGTCGATGTTCTCGCCGTTGTAAATTTTCATGTGTGTATCCCCCTTATTTAGTTTATCCTGCGACTACCCGGTTGGGTAGTTTCGACCGGTTACCATCCGGTACTTATTCAAGCGGGTAAATTTTGCATTGCCTTTTTGAAGTCTACTATCGCCTGCGCTGTACTTGCTATCATTGCTTTAACCCATCCGTCCTGCTCTTTGCGACTTCTGAGTTCTTTTAGGTATTCCTCTTGCTCCGCTAATACAGCGATATAGTCCTCTTTTGTGCCACCCATTCTTCTCATATTCGCTCCCCCTCGTTATTAAGTTGTTGTGTTCCATGGATACATCTTACCATGGTACAGAATATCCGTCTAGCCCGATACAGCACGATTTAAGGTGATTAAGCTAAATTGTATAGCTAATACTTAGTCTAGCTGGCTGTATCAGCCTTTTTCGTATTTTGAAGGTTTTTCGAGAAGTTTTTGAAATTAACCTACAAGCCGCATTATTGCTGGGTTTTTAGTTCGTTTGGGTATACTTTTTCCAATGCTTCGCGGATAATTTCGGAAACAGATTTTCCTTTTCTAGCGGCTAGAATTTTGATTTCCGTACGAAAATCTATGTCAGCATCGAATATAATCCGCACTCGTTTGTCTTTGCTCATAGTATTCACCCCTTTCAATAATAGTATACCATGTCATCATGGTAGTTGTCAAAGCGCGAATACCTGCCGGAACTACTCTGCCGCAAACGCTACTATAGAAACAACACGAAAACCCCTGTAAACGTGCTTGTAGTGTCCATACACAAATTGTAGGTACAAATACACCTGCAATGTATTTTGCGTTGCTGTATGGGCACTGTGGCGAAGCTGTTTTTATTGTGGGAGGAAGATAGGCAAAAAAAAATAAACCCTTTATAGGTTTAATCGTTGTCGGAGACATAAACAGCATTATTTTTGTTTTTCCTAAATTCCCTTTTTCTAACAGGTATAAATTCTTCTGCATCAATGCCGGTTTGCTGAGATAGTATTGTTCGCATGCTTTGTAGTTCTCGCTGTGGTGTTAATGGAGATTCTATTATTATTTTCAAGTATGCCGCATAACCTAATATGTGGGATTCTATTCTATAGTAGAAAGAATATTGATTCATGGTTAGACCTCCCTGTATCTTGATTTTTATAACTATATTCGCGATAATTTTTTTTATGACGGAAAAGAGAAAAACCGCCTGGTTAGCGGTTTATGAGTTGGCGTATTAGTTTGCTTACTGTTATTCCCTGCTGTCCGGCTAGTCGCTCCAGTTTATCTATGTCGGATTGTGGGAGGCGGAATGTTTTGGAGATTAGTTTGTCTGCTACTGCCGGTCTGCCTGGTGTGCGCTTAGTCATTATTCTTCGTCCTCCTCCTCGTACATCCCTGCCTTGATATCGGAAACCATGTTGCAGAATTCGGTATAGTCCCAAATTTCCAGTATTTCCGCAACATCCACCACGTCCTCGTCGTCGTGACCGACTTCTACGAATTGGCCGGTTAGGACTAAAACCCTAACATCTGCCATGAACTCTAATCTAAAACCATGCAGCGACCTTGCTGTACTACAACAACTTTTACCGTTTAAAACTGTACTTCCATCCTCTATTGCCTCTTCCGGGGTGCTGTAGATCATTCCCCAGCTTTTTGTTCCCATTTCCAAGTAATTTTCTTGGAAGCGGTAATATGTATCCCTGTCCTCGTCGTACATCCTTATTTTTTCTATTGTAGGTGCGCTATTTACTTTGTATAGTTCCGGCATAGTATCGGCCTCCTTTGTTTTTGTCTTACAACTATTAGTATAGCAGGTTTAAAGATAATTGCAAGGCATTTATTATATTTATTTTGGAGGGTAGAAAAACGGTTAAAACGGAAAGTTTTGCTTGTTTTCGGGGTTTGGACGTGATATTATGGTAGTGTGGGGATTTTAGACCATTGTTTTTTTATTTGTGTGGGCCTACTGAAAACGGGAGACGAATACTGTTTATGGAGCATCCGAGAGGGTGCTTTTTGTTTTGTATAAAAGGGCGGTGAATTTGTGTCTGACAAGGATATTATTTTGCAGGAGTTCGCCAAAACGACCAATCGACTGAAAAGTAAAGGTGTGGACATAACAAACACCTTTTATGGCTTTAGGGAAGATATGTCGGAGCAGGATCGCGTATTATGGCAGCCGGAGAAAAAGTTTGTGAAAGTGTTCCCGGATGAACTGGCGAATGTTATTACCACTCTTGACGAGGGAAAAAAGTTGAGTGGAGCAGAGTTAGGAATTATTGTGTTGCTCATGGGTAGCATCAGTTATAACAGTGGAATGTTGACCAAAGGTGGCGGTAATCCGATTAATCATAACGACATTGAAAAAATGACGGGATTTACTAAATTAACAATCATCAAGTCAATGGATAAACTGGTTAAGAAAAAGGTATTCGCCAGGAACAAAGTCGGTAACAGGTATCAATACTTTGCAAATCCGTACATCTTTTTTAGAGGCAGATTTATAAACGCTACTCTAGTGGATATGTTCAAAACCTACAATAATAGTTAGTTTTGCGTTGTCTTAGAGTTAATAGAGGGTTTTAATGCTCAAAAAATGCCCTCCAGGTCAATAACCATAAGGCGCGACAAAACATTAACAAAGGTATAGTACAGTATACCTAAATCGCCAAACTAGGTATAGTACAGTATACCTATGATAAATGCCTCTTAGACCAATAACGACAATGGTTAGAGGGTCATTTTGGTTAACTAGACCCCTCTTATTACTCTAAGAATGATTTTGGTAGCTTTGTTTAAGGTGTTTAAGGTGTTGGAGGTGCTGAAAGGTGACAAAAGAACTGCATCGTGTAGATGTGAAATGCTGTAAATGTAACGAGGACATGCAGGTTAATTTAAACGCTGGCAATTATGCTGATTTTAAAAACCTGCAATGCTATTTTACGTGTAACGCTTGTTTGCGTGAGGATGGCCGCGAAATTGCCTTTACGAAAAATACGCTTATTGAAATGGAAGTAGAAATGCCAGAATGACGAATTATTACCGTTTAACGAAGAATAACTTGGATTAACTTAAAATATCGAGGTGATTTGATTTATGGGTGATCTTAGCAAAAGTAAACATCCTAAAAGGGACGCTTTTCTTGCAGCTTATGCAGAGGTAGGAACCGTCACCCATGCGGCAGAATTAGCTGGGGTTTCGCGAAATGCACATTATATGTGGATGCAGGATGATCCAGAGTATACGGAAAAGTTCCGCGAAGCTGAAAAACAAGCCTGTGATCGACTAGAACAAGAAGTCAGGCGCAGAGCCGTAGAAGGAGTTCTGGAGCCGGTTTTTTACCAGGGCCAGGAGTGTGGAACAGTGCGGAAATACTCAGATACTCTATTGATATTCGCAACCAAAGGAGCATTGCCGCAGAAGTATAGGGAAAACGTATCGATGGAACTCACGGGCGCGGACGGTGGACCTGTAGAGGTAGAAGTCAGCAGCGCGGAGTTAGCCCGGAGAGCAAGGGAACTAATCGGAGAATAGTCGAATGATCCGATAATAAATATTATGTCAACTAGCCGAAACCTTGCAACGTGCGTCGTTGCTGGGTTTCTCTATTTGCCGGTACTATTACTGGTACCAAAAACGCCAATTGTCCTTCACTCATGGACATTTTGGTGTTCTGGACCTGCTTCTCAACCGCAGGGTTGCGACACTATATTGTATGTGTGCCGGTTCTTGTGGGTGCGCTGGTAGGTGCGCGGCCGGTGCCAGGTGCTTAGATGGATGCAGACCCCCCCGGTAAGGACAATTGACCCCCGGGGGGGGGTTGTGGGTAGTGTATACTATCATCGCATAGATAGACCAAATTTTTAAAATACATCAACTAATATACTTTATCTATCTATTATATCCATCCTTGTTTTAAAAAATAACTCAGTATATCATCATTAATTAACTCTAATAAGAAAACTAAGGAGTTGTTCTAAGATGTGCGAAATACATTATCAAACTATTAAGTCTGACACTACCGATTATTAAACTGTTAAGTTGATGGATACCTTTGTAGTTACCATAGAGAAAACTGCTGAGCAAAAGGATATTGCAGAGAGGGTTCGCGCTCTTGCCAACTACAATAGAAAAAAGTTTACTGATTCTCTTAAATAACTAACCGAGAACGGAGGCGCTATCATTGTCGGAGAATTGGACAAAGCAACTATCTCCTGCCATTAAGCAGGCATGGGACGATCATATCAACGGCATATCTTCTATTGATAAGTCAGACATATCAGAACACATCAAGGTAGTTGTATCTAAGGATAATCTTGCTGATAAATATAACATCAATATATCTATCGACAGAGAAGTTATTGTTGACGGTAGACTTGGTGAGGTAATGGACATTGTTGAGAATGACATTGAACTAATGTTAGCGGAATTATAACTACCCCCCCATCCCATATGCAGATTGAAAAACTCAAATTATCGGCACTCAAAATTTTAAAAAATTCTACCGTATATGCCGAGAGTTATGGAATTAAGTGTAAATAAATTTAACCGAGGACGGTGTAAATATGTTAAGCAAAGTAAAGATAGGTTGTTATGATTACGATGTATTACTGACTAAAGAACCAATCATTGTCAATAGTGCTAAGTGTCACGGTAAAATTGATTACCATACACATGAAATTACCATTGCCGATGATGATTGTTACTCTGAGCAGTCAAAGGAGCAAACTCTCTGGCATGAAATTGTTCACGGAATTATTAATTATCGTAACGTAAATTACGGTAAAGCAGACGAGGAAACCTTCGTCGATGAATTGGCAACAGGACTATATTTGCTATGTAAAAGCAATGGTCTATTGCCTGGACAAAACATAATTAAGGAGGAATAAACAATGGCAAAAACATACTCACACATCGGCAAACCGTCCGGTGAAGAAGGTTTATTTGTAGGTGTATCCGGTTCTGAGGTACAGGTTGCATCTTCTACAGGTGGTCTATATCAATCTGGTACGGCGGTAACAGCATCGGCGGCAGAACTTAATTTAATTGACACCTCGGTAGCAGGCACAGCAGTAGCATCAAAGGCACTCGTCCTAGGTGCAAATAAGAACGTAGATGTGTTGGCAGTAGCAGATTTGAAATTGGGTGCAGGGGCAGGCACTTCGGTTACTTCTACTGCCGCAGAACTTAATATTTTAGACGGCGTAACCATGACGTCAGCACAGATAAACCTTCTCACGCAAGGTGTTGGGGCAAGTTATAAGGTAGCAAGAGGTGTTTCAACTATTGACGCTGCTAGTAAAGACGTAGCAACAGGACTAACTACCGTTGTTGCTGTCGTGGTATCTATGGTTGGCGATCCTTCGCTAACCCATATGCACTCTAGCGGTACAGTAGGTGATCAGGCAGGCGCACCGGCAGCAGGTAGTGTTAGGATAAAGTCATGGAAACCTACCGCAGCAGGAGATGTGACTCCAATTGCTGCGACAAGTCCATTCGGAAATGTGGCATGGATTGCGATTGGGACGTAAGTTGATTGGTTATTTAATCGGTTATTAATTAGGTGATAGCATGGCAAAAGAACTAACCAAGGCAGAAAAGAAAGAACTCCAAAAGATACTCAGCGAAATTGAACGGATGAAGAAGGAAGAACATATTCGCTTTATTCGTCCGTTCGCAAAGCAACAACAATTTCATTTATGCGGCAAGAGAAATGCTTGGGCGTTGGGTGGTAATAGGTGCTTAGTCGCCGGTCAAATGGTCTATATGGCAGATGGTACTACTAAGGCAGTAGAGGACGTTGTAGTTGGTGATACCGTTCTTGCCTATGACATAGCGACAAGAAAAACAGTACCATCTAATGTTATTGGCGCAGGATATACCGGGGATAAGTCTTGTCGTGAGATAACTTTTTATGGTGGCAATAAGTTGGAGTGTTCCGACGATCATCCGATATTAACGGAAGGTAATAAGTGGTTATTATCGGAGCAGTTAAATGAATACAGTTTTGCTGTAACCGTACCTTACTATCACAAGAAGGTAGTGTCTATTAGACAGACAGGCATTAAACCAGTCTACGACATAACCATTGACCACCCCGACCATGCCTTTATTGCTAATGGTATTGTGGTGCATAACACAGGAAAAACTGAAAGTGGTGCAATTAAAGCAGTATTCTATGCTTTAGGTGAGAGTATTAGACCTTACCTCAAAGATTGGTCGGAGGATTTAAGGGAACAATACGAACCTTTAATAACCCGTTTTGGCGGTAAACCTACTCGCGGTTGGGTATGCTCTGTATCCTTCGAGGTACAAAGGGACGTTACACAAAAGAAGATATTGGGTGACGTTGAAACTGGAATACCTGGATTATTGCCACTAAGAGAAATTAAGAAGATAACCTACCGCAGTACCGGGATTATTGATACTATTCGATTAAATAACGGCAGTCTTATCGGTTTCAAGTCCTATGACCAAGGCAGAGAGAAGTTTCAAGGTTCTAGTCAGCACTATGTTTGGATGGACGAAGAAGGACCGAAGGATATTTACACTGAGTGTCAAATGCGTCTAATGGATACCGAAGGTGATATGTTTGGTACAATGACACCTCTATCCGGCATGACGTATGTTTATGATACTATATATCTTAACGACTCAAAACCAATTGAGAAGCGAGACGATGAAATATTCTGTATGATGATGCAATGGGACGATAACCCACACTTATCTACAAAAGAAAAGAAACGTCTTGAAACGTCCTTAGATGAAGCGGAGTTAGAAGCGCGGAAATATGGGCGTTTTATCATGCCAGGGAAATGTTCTTTTAATATCGGCAGAATTGCGGAAATGCAGGATAAGTGTTATGACGGTGAAAGAGGTAATCTTGTTTGGACAAGTCCTGCTAAGACACAAGTATATTGGGTTCCTGATGAAAAGGGAGAATATGAAGTATGGTTCCATCCCGAACCGGTGGCAGAGTATTTAATACCTGCTGACGTTGCAGAGGGATTAGAGCATGGCGACTTCGATGCTGTAGGCGTTATTAACCGGCATAGATTAAGGTTAGATGCTGTGTATCATGGACATATCGAACCTGATATACTTGCCGACTATATGCACAGATTGGCGATATATTATGGTATGCCGATGCTCATACCTGAGTTAAATAATCATGGCGGCACAACGATCAGTCATTTAAAACGTGTCTACTATGATATATATAGAACTCGTATTCACGACAAAAGAACTGATACCACAACTCAAAAACTTGGCTTTTTAACTGGGACGAAAACCCGTCCTTTGGTTGTTGATGCTATTAAAAAGGTTGTGCGTGAAGGTGTTTTTGAGTGCTATTGGAAACGCTTTGTCGATGAAGCAATGAACTTTGTTAGACACCCAAACGGCAAAGAGGCGGCAAGAGGCGGTCAGCACGACGATGTTATTTTAATGTCTGCTATCGGTGTATATGTCCATATGACAACGCCACTTAAAGACACCGGCAGTATACCGTTTCTACCGGGACAGGACAAGGGTGTAAGGATCGATCCTATGTCTATGGAGCAATGGGCAGATGACAATGACGACGAGGAAGAAGAAGGATTACCGGGGTTTTACGGTATGTGAGAGAGGAGAACCTATATGGATAAGAAAAAACCGATTGTTCTTGAATATCAAGAATTGCTCAATAAGCAGATTAAGAGTTTAGGTGACACCGTATTTTGCCTATCTGCTATTATACCTAATGGTGGAAGTATACATTCGGACGAAGTAGATGCCGATCCAATCAAAACTCTAGTCGAAACACAACTTAAACTCATGCGAGCAGTCCTATCCTTAGAGGGCGTTGACATTCCTCTTGAATACCCCGAAGGTACTTACGAGGACGATGTTAGACAGGTAGAAACCGCCGAGGAACGAAAAGGGCGCGAGGAAGAAAAGGGGTTTTATTCGTGAGAACGTGTAAGAAATGCGGCAAAACAGAAGATCAGTTTGATAGTATGGGTAGTTTTCTTGCTCATTGCAGGTCATGTAAGGAAACGACTGATATTGATAACATAAGCGACGTTATTCAAGCGGCATTAGATGGTAACGTAGGTGAATTTGATACCGAACCTGCTACCGTTGACGATACCGAACCGGAAGAGGCACAGGAAATACCGTCATTACCGCTATCTATCTGCCCGAATGAAATTGGATATTTAGCGGATAATCAATTGATTAAGATTGTTGTTATCGGCAGGAAACAGGGTGACAGGTTTGTAGTTGAAGGGACCAAGTATAGATAACGGAGGACTGTATGGAAAAGCATATCGAAGATGTGAAAAGAGCAAACAGAGTTATCGTTAGTCTACAGTTTTTCAGTGACGACGAATATATCTGTAAGTATAATAAGGCGATTGAGTTTGATAATTGCATCGTTACATTTGGTAAAATTAAAACATTTCAATCCGTAGTAAAGGCGTTATATCGCACTTTTCAGCAACTTATCGGAGTTAATATCAAGGAAAAACATAGCACGGTTATTTTTACGGAAATAGTCGATAACGGAGGTAAGTAATGTTAACTGACAAAGAAAAGAAAGTAATCGACAAAATGAAGTCTACTCCGTGGGGCACTATCGTTATTAAGATGAAGGGCGGTAAACCTGTCATGCTGAGTGCTACGGAGGACATTAAGTTAGACTAACCGAGGACGGTGTTTAAATGGCGCGCAGACGTGAAGATTATGAATATACCCCAACTTCCCATAATAAGGATGAACTTAATAGACTCAGGGAAGAAGCGATTTTGTGGCGCAAAAACTGCAAGTCAACTAAAATGATTGAAGAAAAAACAAAGCAGTACGGAGAATTTTATTATCTTACTGATACCGACGAAGAAGATAATCCGTATGACAACTAAATAATTATCTCGAATCGAGAACGATAGGGATAGGGTGTATCAGAGTGCCATTATTGGTGTTGTGATATGCTCTATCCCTATTTTTTATGCCTAAAAGGTGGTGAAACATGGAAACATCAATAAGAGGTAACTCACCGGAAGAAGAAAAAGCGGTAAGAACCTGCATGTTATGGTATGACGATGATAAGGCAGCAAGGCAGTTTTATGTCGATGAAATGCGAGAAATGTATAAACTCTATACATCTAAGCATTGGGATCTGCTTGGTCCGAATGGTAATCCACTAAGAACCGAAGCGCAGCAACAAAATAGACCTAACAGTGTTGAGAATATTACCTTTTCTCTTGTAGAAGGTACTGTTGCCGAGTTTGCCAACGAGATTGAGTTAATTGACTACGGCGTTGAACCTGGGGACGAAGAAAAGTCTAATACCATGACTAACCTTAAAAAGTATATCTTCTATAAAAACAAGTTGACCTCCGAGAGAATAAAGTTTCTTCGGTGGTTTTTTCTTTATGGTACAGGTATTTGGCATGTGTATTGGGACTCTAATTGGCGAGGCGGTAAAGGTCCGAACCGTTGGGAGGGTGATGTACGCTGGAAAGCATTACACCCGTTATGCTTAGTGCCTGATGCAAGATGTAGGGAGGATATTAACGAGGGTAATCGTTGCCATAAACCAGTCTGGAAAACAATGGAGTATATCGAAGAAACCTTTCCTGATCGTGCTGCATTAGTGCAAGAACAGGGGTTACACGATGATGATTTACTAGATACCGAGCAACTCGATACCGAGGGATTTAGTCGCTCCTACAATCAAGAACAGGTTCCTGTGGTTGAAACATGGTATATCGGTAGACCTATGGTTATGTATGCCGGAGAAAAGGACAGGGGCATAGGGTTACACGTTATTTTGTGGGCAGGTGAACATCAAGGAGTTTACCTTAAACACAACAACTACATATACTTTGAACCCGGCGAGACTCCAATATTTCCGTTCTTTGTGCGGCAGAGATACCCAAGAGAGAATAGCATATGGGGATTTGGCGATGCTTTCTATCTTAAAAATCCGCAGATTGTTAGGAATAAAACTGCTGAGATTATCTTAGAAGGTCATATCCATGGTGCAATTGGTCAGACTTGGTATGACGAGAGAGCATTAACACCTAAACAAAGAAAGTTAATTGAGGAAAGAGGTACTGCCCCCGGAATGTGGTTCCCTGTTGCCGATGTTGGCGGCGTGAAAAGGGAGCATGGACAACCCATACCCGGCAGTCTAATCGCTGAAATGGGACGGTTACAGCAATCCATGGAGGGTATGATCGGTCGCTTTGATGTAAGTCAAGGACGTACCCCCGGCAGCGTAACCGCATTTAAGGCAATTGCCGAGTTGGTTTCTCAGGCAAAAATAAGACTTAGAACAGCAGAGCAGGCAATAAATTCCTCATATGAGGATGCAGGGCAATTTACTAACCGCTTAATTGGTCAGTTTTACACCGAGCAAAGAACCTACAGAATTATGGGTAAGAGCGATGAGGGCAAAGATGGTTACAAATACGATACCTTCGATGCCGGAGATATGAAGAAGGTTTATGACAATGAAAGCGGTACTACTATTCCTTTTAATCAGGTCGCTAAACTTGAATCAGGGGAAATGATGATGCCTGACGGAAGGACATTGCCGCAGGAATACATTGAAAATAACATCGAAGAATACTTCCCCGACTTCGACTGCTACTGCAAGGTTTCATCGGTAATACCGAGTGACCGCATGTATCATATGGAAATTGCAAAAGAGTTGTTGGTTGCCAGTGTCATTGATCCGGAAACTTTCTTCTATGTCATGGAATACGGTAAATTCCCTCCCATCCCTGAAATTATGGAGAGAATGAACCAAATGAAGGCAGAGCAACAACAAGCGGCAATGGAGCAGGAGGCAATGAAAAACAAAAACAATACTACTCCTGATCAACAGCAGGAAGAACCGGAAGTTAATCCTGTAATAGAGTTTGTTAACTCACTTCCTCCTGAGATACAGGACTATTTATCGCACCTGCCTCCTCAAATGCAGGAAGAAGAAATTATGCGCATGATGGAAGAACAACAAGCACCGCAGTAATAAACTGTCTGAAACGTGCTGTAGACGCTATAAAAACCGCATGGCAAAGTCCATAACATGCACAAGACTTTAAACTGTGCAAGGATATTATAGACGACGGTCTTAAAACGGGAGGTATATCATGTTTAGAGACTTATTGGGAATTAAAGCGGCAGAAGATAAATTCTTAGGCAGATTCAATATTTTAGTGGGCGAAGATGGCGTTAACGGTGGCGGCGGTTTTGTCGATGATACTGAGGCAGACGATCCTAATGTAGTAGATAATGACGACGATGTTAACTTCTCCGAACTGCTGACTGACGATGATTTGGTAGAGGATGATGCCGAGGACGAAGCAGGCGAAGAAGATGTAAAGTCTGATGCCGACAAGAAAAAGAAACCTGACGTTAAACCTGACCCCGAAAAACCTGCTGAGAAAATGTATACCAAAGCAGAATTGCAGGCAGAAATTGACCGAGTTTTAGTAGATAGACTTGCCCGTGAGAGAGCGAAACTTGATGCAGATAAGCAGGCAGAAAAACGTCAAGCGCAGGCAGAGGCAGAGGCGAAAACCTATTGGTCGGAAATGCAGGCAGATCAGGAAAAGTATTTCGTCAATCTTGGTTTTGATGAAGCAGAGGCAAAGAAACTTGCTGTTAAAGAAGTTAAGCGCGAACAGCGAATTGCCAGACTTGAACAGCAGAACGCACAATTAGCGCAGCAGGTAGAAGTTACTGGCAAGTCAACTGGTTACGACAGGCAGAAGCAGGCAGTATTAAGCGGCAATCCTCAACTTGTTCCATACGCAAATATGTATGCCGCCGAGATTGATGCTTTTAGTCAAAACGGTGCTGTAGTTGATTTTGAGACTGCCATGAATTTTATTATCGGCCAAAAGTTTGCTTCCGGCGAACTGCTCAAAAAGGTCAAGACTACTGCCGAGCAAAAGACACTTGCCAACGTCAATGGTCGCAAAAAACTAAATATTGAAGGTGCCAACCTGCCAGGCGGTAAAGTCGCTGAGCAGGTTGTTTTGACTCCGCTCCAAAAGAAACTTGCCGCCGGTCTTGGTTTGTCTGAAAAAGATTATGCCTCCGGTGTAGTACAAAAAACAAAGAAAAGGGGTAGGTAACGATGGCATTAACCGCAAGAACTACTAATGGGTTTGAGTATAAGCAGAATAAACTTAACGGAATTGTCGATAACGCCGTTAAATACGAATTAACTCCGGGGGTTGCCTTTTCTGAGGGCGACATGGTTGTGTTGACCACAGGGAAGGTTGCTAAAGCGGCAGCAAACGCTACTAATGTACTCGGTGTTATGGCAGAGACTATCGCCGCTGCTGATAACCCTGCTGCCGCAACAACTTATGGTCGGGTGCATGACAACCCATATACTGTATTTCGTTGCTCTTTTGCTGACCATGTTGACAGTACAGCAACCGGCGGTACAACTACTACTCTGGTAGATACTGCACTCAGCACTTCCACTGATGATTACTGGAATGGTGCGCTGCTCTATATTTACGAAGGTCCTGCGGCAGGCAGTATTAGAACCGTCAAAGACTACACAGGTTCAAGTGATACTCTGACCGTTGAAGAACCGTTCCCGACCGCTCCGACTACTGCAAGTAAGTATATTCTGCTTGGTGCAGGCGGATCCGGCGATGTAATCAATAAGGGCAGTATTGGCGTTGACTTGAAGGACGAAAACACCATTGATGCTAACGCCACTATTGCTAGTGAAGCAGGTCCGTTGGTTGTTTTGTCCGTTGATCCTGCTAAGTTAACTATGGACGTTATGATTCGCAAGCATCTCTATAAGTAAGCATTAACCAATTAAATTAAAAATTAAACAACAAAAGACTTGGGCGGTTTGCCTGGGTCTTTTTGTTTTGAGGAGGAAAACACATGCCAATGATTTCTGAAAATTGGGCGGAGCAACTCGAACCGGGTTTAAGAAAAATATTCGACCTTGCTGGTAAGAAGGAAAAGGATTACCTTGGTCTGATGTATAACGTGGAGAATTCCACTAAGGCACAAGAGACTAACCAGGGTATCGGTGACTTAGGACTAATGGAAGAATGGAGCGCAACCGGGAATAAGGTTGCCTATGAGGACATCAAGAAGGGTTACACCTCCAACTACATTCACCGCAAATACTCCAAGGGCACGCAAATCGAGCGTGAACTTGTGGACGATGAACAATACGGCGAGATTAAGAAGCGTGTTAAGAATCTCCGTATGGTTGAATACAGAACTATTCAGTACCACGCTGCGCTGCCGTTTAACAATGCTTTTAACGCATCTTTTAAGGGTCCTGATAATGTTGCACTTTGTTCTGCTTCACACCCGAAAGCACCTGGCAGTACAGCAGTAACTTCTAACTTTGGTGCGTATGCGCTGACTGCCGATAACGTGACTACCGTCAGAAACAATATGCGCCGGTGGGAGGACGACAAGGCAAATCAGTTCTTGGTTATGCCTGACACCATTGTAGTTCCGACTGAGGGACTTGAACCTGCTTTAGTCATTGCCGGTACTGACGAAAAACCGGGGACAACTGACCATGGCATTAACGTGTGGAAAGGAAAGTTCAACGTTATTGAATGGCCCTGGTTGACCGACCCTGACGTTTGGTTCAAACACTAGGACCCATTATATATGTTACCAGTCAATAATCTAATTTATTCGTTGACAATCAATTAAGAAAAGTTTACAATTATATAGGGAGGTGTAGTTATTGAGTATTCCTACCTACGATTCCTTATATAACGACCATTGGAATGAGAAATTAAGTAGTTCTGAGATGGCACTTAAATATGGTGTGCATGTTCAGACGATTAAAAGATGGATTAAAACTCTTAAAGTGCCAATGAGAAATAAATCAGATGCGGCAGTCTTATGGATGGGCAAGAAAAGGAAAAGGAAAGATAAGGTCAAAAAAGAAGTAATAGAACAACCATACAAGAATTATGATGTTTTGTATAGAGATTATTGGATGGAGAATTTATCTACTAGCGAAATTGCCGATAAATACGGATCGAAAAAATCATCCATTCAATACTGGCTAAACAAACACAATATCAATAAAAGAGACACATCAAGCAGCAGATATTTGGCTAGTAAGAAGTCTAAGAGAGTGTATGTTAAAAACAAGGTTATGGCAAATTGCGCTTGGTGTAACAAGGAAATACTTGTATGGCCGTATAGACTTAGAGATACAAAATTCCTTTATTGCTCTAAAGAATGTAAGAGTTCTCACTGGCATGAAAATTTTACAGGAGAAAAAGCCTTTAACTGGAAAGGTGGACATTGGACAGAAAACGCAGACAAAAGACAAACGTCTCAATATCAAAAAATAAGAGACGAGATTAGAAACAGGGATAATTGGACATGTCAGTTGTGCGGAAGTAAATCCAATATAATCGTTCATCATATAATAACAGTGAAGGAAGATTCATCTAAGATATTTGATAAAGATAACTTAATTTCGCTTTGTGATGATTGTCATAGAAATAAGGTCAACGGACATGAAAAGGATTATGAAAAACTGTTCACAGATATAATTGCAAAGACGGTGAATTGCTGGAACCCCCTAAAACCACTATGCCACAACACGACTGGTAACGGTGAATGTGAAGGCTAGAAAAGTTAGTGGATGAAACAATGGGAAATCAGCAGCCAAGCACCCAATGTAGTCAGTAATGACGAGGGTGGGTGAAGGTTCAACGACTAGGACTGAGGAAACAATAATGTCCATTAGCGCCGTCCCCGAAAGGGATGATATAGTCTGCTCTGCATGGAAACATGTAGTTAACATAAGGTATGTGTGATAGCGAGAGAATGAAGATGTTCTTAAATTGGTATTGGAGAAGGAAACCTGGATTTAAGGCAACTGAGGACTTCGATACTGAGATCGCTAAGTATGCCACTATTGCCCGTTTCTCCTATGGTTGGGACGATTTCAGCTTTATTTACGGTTGTAAACCTGCGTAAGTAAGTATTGAGATAGGCAGGGTTTAATTGCTCTGCCTATTTTATATAGGAGGTGTTTTATATTTCTATCGCAGAAGGTAAAAATCCAGTCGGCACAACTGCGGCAAATACTAACCCCATCACCATAGGCGGTGTTGACGGTGACAATAAAATAGTCGGTCTAGTCCTAAATGCCGACGGTTCAATAACCGCAAAGTTAGCGGCAGGTACAGCGATAACTGGTAAGTTTATTCCTGTAGACGCAGACGGTGACGAGAAGTTTACCGCTGCTAATCCGGCGAGTGTGCAACTAACTGGTAGTATTCTTGCGGAACAAAAAACTGATTCTGATGCGGTTGCTAATGTAATTACATTCTCCGCAAACATATCAGCAATTGAAATATTTCATAATGAATTAACTTGGCAAGAGTTTATAGTTAATGGAATAACAATAACCGTACCTCCTGGTGGATGGGATAGGCAGTTAGGTGGCACTCCTTCAGTGGATGTAACTGTACCTGCCGGAATCTCTTGTATCGTTGGGAGGTTAGTATAATGTCTGGATATAGAACTTCTCTAATGCCACAACTAAATACTTTAAGAAAACAGGTTTTAATAAGTTTAGACTTATCTTTCTTTGAACCTCCAGCACAATCTAATGAATATGCAAATCCTACAATGAATGCAGATACTTTTTTAGCAACTTTCTATGATTTGCATATCGGCACTAAAAGTGATGGATACATTGTAGCAAAAACATCATTAGGCAAAGATGAATCAAATGTTTATGACGTATATAAATACGTTTTTGAACCTCTAAACTATGAGAGAACTATTATTATTTCGGCAGGTATGCATGCAACAGAACACCCTAGTATGTTTGGATTGGCTTTATTAATCGGCTATATTGTGAATAATCCAGACATAAATCCATTTTATCGTTATCTGAGGGATAATGTTCGTATTATTTGCGTTCCATTATGGAATCCCTGGGGGTTTAATCAATCTCCAAAGGTTTTCGGCAATGTAAATAGTGTTAATATTAATAGCAATTTCACTACACAAGCAAATTGGGATACTCTAGTTGAAGATGCATGGAATATGAAAGGTACTGCCCCATTTTCAGAAAATGAGGCTGTGCTTATTCGTGATATGCTTTTAGAGTATAAGGACGATGCAGAATTTTGGTTCGATTTACATGTTGGAAATGGTACTGGTTGGGATTACGACCAATTTTTATATTATGTTAATGGCGACTATGCAACACAAGATGGCATGTCTAATGCGGTAGAATGGCTTGATGATAGGGTAAGAACAGAATTAAGCAGGGAACCAGTAGACCGTTTTATGGATGCTGAAACTTCTCATAAATTACATTACGCCTGGAGTATAATTGGTATATCTTGTGGAACCATAGAATACCATCCTACTCGCTATGGTGGAGAAAATAACGGTAGCACAGATTTATTTTATTATCTGATGCATCTGTCTAATTACCTGCTTGGTACATTGCAAGAGCATGAAAAAAAATCATCATTAACTGCATATAATCCAAAGATAAAAAACGTAGCAGTTAGTACAACAAGTTTAATTTTAACCGTTACTTATGATGCCGATATGAATTGCACTCATGAATTAAAAATTGACGACAATGATTATAGTGTGATAACTCCAACGAGAAATCATATAACGTATAGTCATGGTCAAGATATATCGCTGTTGTCGGAAGATTATCACACGATGATATTAAAAGTTACAAATAATGAAGGGTTATCTGTATATAAAAGAATTGTTTTCTATAAGCGACCAATTATTACAATAGCGTCCGATACCTTCACTAAGGGAGATAATTCTTCAAGTTTGGGTATTACGGAAACTGGCGATCTTAACTGGACTAATAGTAATGGAGTATTTGGAATTGCAAGCAATAAAGCTAAACCTACATCACTGACAACAACTACCGCAATTGCAACTATTGATTCCGGTATATCAGATGTAGATGTTAGTGCCGACATAGTGTGGAATACTTGGGCAGGTATTGTATTTAGGTATATCGGTGTAACTAGTTTAATGCAAGCAAGAATTAGTTCAACTGGACTTGCTGTATCTGATGCTTCAGGTAATACTTATGGAACATATTCTTTTACTCCAGTTCAAGGGAATACTTATAATATTAGAGTCGTGGCGAATGGTTCATCTGTAAAAGTATATCTTGATGATGTAGAAAGAATAAGTATTACAAATACAGTGAATCAAAGTTCTACAAAAGTTGGTTTGAAAGTGGCTAATGAAATATTATCTACTTTCGATAATTTTATCGTTAAAACCGTTTAATTTATTTTTAACCAAACCAACGAAGATGCGTTAATTTCAATCAGGGAGGCGGTTTGCCTCCCATTTTACATAAGAAGGTGATAATATGTCATTCACCCTAACTAACTGCAAATCACTCGTTGACTCATGGACACAAGAAGCGGTCAGCAATGCCGATCTTCTCCTATGGGGCAGAGAGTGTTTGCGAGATAATATCCCATCGAGACTGTGGTTAGAAAACACAAAACTATTCAGAGCATCGGCAAAGAAATTCTACAGTCTGCCGACCGACTTTGTGAGCATGGTAAGTCTATTCACAAGTATAGGTTATCCTGCCGGACTTACCGTAACCCCAACAGGTACAGCAGGGACAACAACCTATGGATACCGAGTAACCGCAATAAGCGACGATAACGAAACAATTGCCTGTACTGAGGTTAGGGCAACTACCGGAAACGCTACATTATCCGAAACAAACTACAACGCCCTATCATGGACAGCGGTAACAGGTGCATCCTCCTATGCCGTATATCGCACGACAGGCGGTGCTACACAAGGGTTAATTGGTACAGCAACTACAACTACCTTCAGCGATACAGGACTTGCAGGCGACGGCGAGAGCGTACCTATAGAGGATACCACAGGCATTAAATACACCAATTTCACTATTCGTAACCGCAAAATATCCTTCTACGATGCCGATACATACGCCATGTCCTATATCGCACGTCCGACGGTTGCAAGCATAACCGATGCCGTACCTTTGGTTGATGCCTGCGAGTATGCAGTCGCTAAATATATTGCCTCACGTTATCGCGGCGCAGAGGATCCGGACGATGCCGACGCTTCAAGATGGATGCAGGAGTTCTATAATTCCATTGCTAACCTAATTAACGAAAACGAACTTGATAGCAATGATTCATTTCAAGTAAAGGCGGTGTGGTAATGCCTCCTGTTATTCCTAAACGTACCGGAGCAACAAACAAGCAGTCACTTGACATAAAGGGTTTTCGTGGCATAAACGCACAACACACACGTAAAATAAATGAGTTATCCGATGGCAAGAACTTTGTCGTCAACAACGGCGTTATCAGTACAAGGGGAGGTTATTCCTTGGTCGATGCGCCGTTTTCTACGCCTATTCTAAGTTTACATACAGGTGCAAAGGTAGGTTTAGAGTCTCGTTTGCTTGCAGAGGTTGGGACTAGTTTATGGTACCGGAAAGATTCTGACGATCCTTGGGTGGAGATAGTAAGCACTACTGCTGATAATTATGGTTTTGGTTCATGCACATGGACTGACCCCGATGATGGGACAAGTCATTTGATATTAGCAGGCGGTTTGACAAGTCAGTCATACAATATTGATTTAGGTACAGGTGTAGCAGAACTACAAAACTTAGACGGTGGAGATGTTCCGTTCATGGAATTTTGCTGTGTCTATATGGGGCATATCTTTGTTTGGGGACCGAACAGTGCATATCCGCACAGAGTTTATTACTGCGGTGTAGACGCGGAAACTGGTTTAGTCAGTAAAGATTATTGGCCGGACAACTATAACTTCCTCATGCCAACCGATGCCAGCGAACCTGTATTAACCTGTATACCATTCTCAGATCACTTGTTGGTTATAACTACAAGAGGATATTACCGCATGTTGGATAATCAGCACCCCTTTCTTAATATTCTCCGGTCGGGTGATGTTGGGGCATACGGCGTAAAATGTGCGGTCAAGTTAGGCAACTATGCTTTTTGGTTAACCGATGAAAAGCAGGTTGTCGCATATGAAGGAAATACTGCAGAAGTGATCTCCGATGGAATTGACGATTTACTTACAGATATGGACTTTACCGATGTGTTTACGGTTGGGTTCGGTAATCAGTTTTGGTTGGTATTTCCCGATAGTACGGAAGAAATAACAACCTGCTTCATATTCGACACTCAGGAAAAGGCATGGTTTAAGTTTGAGTATGCTTTAGCGTTTACCTGTGCAACCGTCTTTGGTGAACCGATGGGCGAGCAGACGTTACATTTCGGTACACATAACGGGGTAATATTGGATTTTGACGGTTATGAGTTTGATTATGATACCTCTATTGAAACTGAGTTCATTATAGGTCCAATTAATTCTAGTAACCGCAAAAACAAATTCAAGAGGATATATTTTGTTGCGGAAACTTCTAGTGGTTATAACTTAGAGGTGTATGCTAAAAGTGACGGAAATAACGAAGAAGAAGTAAAAATAGTGTCTGTCTTGGATGGCGCACAACAGAGTTTCTATGTCTCGTTGGGCGGTGTTAAGGGGCAGAACGTACAGTTCAGGGTGAATTCTAGTGACAGAATACAGGGACTTAAATCTGCATCGTTGGCGATGATACCTGGGAAGGTGAAATAGATGGAAGGTAGAACCATTCCTAAGTCATGGCAAATATTTTATCGTGAGTTAAAAGAAAATGGTGAGTGGTGGACTGGCAAAAGACCTATTCGTGTTTGGGTTGATAGGGAAAAGGCAGAGAAACATCTTAGTCAGTTGAAGAAAAATGCTGGCATTAATCAAGATTACGTTATGGTTGAGGTGAACCATTAATGGCAAATACAACACCTAACCTATTGCCTATTGGTCAGTCTAATATCAAAAACAACAAGAAAATCGTCGATACTCACGATACTAATATGCAAAAACTAAAAGTCACAATGAAAACTATATCAGAGTTGACAGGAATAAATACTCCTATCAACGAGAGAGTTTACTTTGAAAGCGGTTCTGCAGATTATCCCTATACCGATGCAATTACATTTACCTTGGTCAACGGATATACAGAGGAACCTATTGTTACCGCAGGATTTAGGGGATTAGAAACAGACTTTCCGAGTCCCGTTATGCCTATGATTATCGACATAATACAGGAAACAGTTGGAACTACTGCCGATTGTTATAGTCAGATTGTGGTTAAACTTAAAAGCGATAATCTGCCTGCAACCGCAACGGCGAAAGTCTATATCCATGCTGAGTGTCGGGGGGCGGTAAAACGTGCCTAACAATGCAAGTCAGAGGACATGGGGCAAAGATGTAAACAGTGTTTTATTAAACAAAGAATCAGGCGATAAGCGGTATGTTATTTGGAAAATTGACAGAACATTATATTTAGGTAAAACAGATTTAGACGGTACTAATTGGGTGCCAAAAATAGTCATTACACTACCATATAGTATTGAACCATATCCGGCAACTTGCCATATTTACGACAGTGAGATATTGGTATATTTAAGCGTTATTGACGATGAAAGCAATTATAAAGTAGTTATTGTTAGGTGTGATTTGAACGGTGAAAATGCGTCGTATAGCATTATTATAAATTATTCTACATCTCGCATTTATATAGACTACGACAACAATGAAATTCGTTATGTGAGGTTTATTGTTGGCGGTTATATGAAGGTAGGATTTAGTGATTTTTATGGGAATGGTTACACTGAAAACCAAGTAACGGCACGAACATTTGGCAGTTATTTTGAAGTGGCGAGAGCAGGTAGTAAATTATTATATTTTTTTAAAGTCAACACAACTCTCTATGTTGCTCAGTCAGATTTAGATTGTACTAATTTTGTTCAAAGGTCTACTTCCAAAGGCATACAGAGTTTGAGTTTTGCTGCTGTAGATGGTTCCTATGCCTATACGACGTTTTTTACTCAATATACCTTTGGCATATGTAAGGTTAGTTCAGTAACTTCTACTACTACAGATTTTTCCTTTATTGAAACTACGTCAATAGGTTTTGTGTACTTTGATATGTTCAAAGAGAATGGCGAATTATATGTTATTGAAGTGTCACAGGATGATTATGGAGTAATATTTATTGTTGTTGGTACGTGCGATTTAGGATTATCTAGTTTTTCCGAAGAATCTTACGAAGTTGGAAACTTCGTCGATGATGTAAGGGTTGATGTGAGCGGAGAATACTATAAATACGCTTGGAGTCAAGAGCAGTTATATGCCGGTGGCAACTTAGGATCGCTCCATTTATGGACATACCCGGGCAACGGTCCAATAACCCCGATAACCGTACAATGTCAGATAACAGATATACTCATAGATGCAAGCACAGGAAAGACTATTATACCACTAATAGGAGGTGTTTAGATGGCAACAATTAATTATGATAAAATGGTAGCACTTCGACCATTCGCAGAGGCAGCAGGACAGGAAGTTAATTGGTTAGGTGGTGACGTTGGTAAGCGCACTATTGACATGGGAGGTACCACCTACCGTGAGGATACGGGTGATTTTAGCATTAACCCTGCGAATAATAGGGCATACGTTAATCCGAGTAAAGCAACTATGCTAAATTCTGCCGTAGCGTACAAACCTATAGATGGCAACACCATGAACCAATATCGGTCAATGGCAAGAGGTATGGTAGGAAATCAATATCAGTCAAAATTTGACGAACTCGACAGAAGGCAGAATGAGTATGAGACTAAAGCAAATCAAATGATGCGTAGTATTGAGAGTAAATATAATCGTGGTATGACTAATACCGGATTTAAGTTTAAAAACGATAGAGAAAGTCAAGGGTTTAATCTTGCTAAATACGGTGGCAGCGGTGGTGCTGACTACATGCGCAGTAAGTTAGTCGAATCATATCAACCGATTTATGCCGACTTAGAAGCACAGAAAAACGAAGGACTTACTAATCTTGGCGAAAACTATAATCTTGGTATGGCAGAATTTGCAGGGCAATACGGTGACTTATTGGGTAAGCAATCTTCTGATGTAGATAAAATGGCACTCGACTTATACGATAGAAACCAGAAAAACGCTTTAGGACTTGCCGATGCTACGAGTAACTATGGCAAAGACATTGCCGAAGCAGATAAAGCGGAGTTTGACAGGGATATTGATTATGCTACAACATTTAAAAAGGATCGTAATACAGGAGAATATACCCTTGGTGGCAGGGGAGATATTATTGATATGACCGGGATTGATCCGGAAACAGGTCAACAGTCATATTCTGCAATGAAGGATGAGAGGCAGTTTGCTTTAGATAAGGCGACGAAAGAAGCGCAGATCAATAAGTATAATCTCGATGCAAGCGGCAGGGATACGGTAAGCGAGAGACAAAACGCTGCTACTGCTGACCTGCTCAATAAGGCGGTTGGTCGTTATCAGCAGAATCAGCAACAAGGTTTGAAATATCCAGGCTACTATACAGTCAGTTCATTGCTGAGCGATCCCGAATGGATGATTGAGGCGAAGAAGTCCGGAGCAAATAGCAAGGATGCTATTGATATGCTGCTGACTTCGATTGGGACAACTCCTTCTGAATTCTTCACCGGGGAAACCGCAAAACTTCTACCGTTATACAATCAATTGGGCGGCGGTGATAGCGCATTAATGAGCAAAGCGTTAGCGGCAGCACAAAGGGACGATAACTTTGAAAATGATCCTGACGGTACTATAAATTACTACTACAATATTTTAAGTGGTGGGAATAGGAGTGCTAATACTTCCACAAATACAACTAATAGCACTCCTAAGTCAGACGATGAAATCAGGAAAGAACTTAATCCTTACCTCAAATAAAGGGGTGGTAATGTGTCGCAAGAAAAACTTTACGAAGCAGTAAGAACAGGCAGAATAAAGGTAAGTGAACTCAATGACGATGGCATACGTGCGCTGAGTGACTATATGGATACTAAGGATAAACCTGCTGAGAAACCTTCTTTATATAAAAGTTTAGACAGTAAGATTGGCGGCATACTTCCGGGCGGTAGCGAATTTAAACCTTCCGAGTATGGCATAAGTGATAAGTTTGCAAAAAACAATCCGGTAATCAGCAGGGGATTAGCGACAGTCGTTAGTCCCTTGAAAGCGGCACTAGATAACCCTTGGGCAGAAAGAGCAAGTCAGACAGGCGTTGAAATAGAAACAACCGTAAGTAACCCCAACAAAACATCTACAGGTAGCGGTTTTGGTGACATTTCTGCTGACTTATGGGGCGCAGGCATGGGGTTTATAGATAAGACGAAGAAAAATCCTTTTGGCACTATAAGTGCAGGATCGCAGTTATTTAAGGTAAGTGAAGAAGCGATTGAGCGCGGATTAGGTTTAGGCAACTTACCTGGGGTAGTTAAGGGGTTAGAGAAACTACCCGGTGCCGTTAAGACAGGTCTAAAAGTCGGTGGCGCAACGATACCATATGAAACTACTATGGCAAAACTTAATGATCGTGAGTTTGGTACAGGAGAAGCGGCAGAGGCAGTATTAGTCAATGCCGCTTTAGGCATGGCATTGCATGGTGCAGGTAGTTATTTGGGTAGGAAGAAGTCTAAAGAAACACCTCTAGTCGAAAAGGAAGTCACCTCTCCCGAAGTCAAGCAGGACATTCCTGCTGACATTAATTTAGCAAGAAATGTAGTCAAGAATACAACTAATCTAGGCAGGATAAACAGGATAATTGATGCTTACCCTGAGTTAGCGGCAGAATACCCACAGTTTAGACTACAGCAGGGCGACAAGGTTATCCTACCTAACGGCAAAGAAGCAACCGTTAAAGTTGCCGACAGGATGATTATTCAGGTTGATGTGGACGGTAAGACTGCTAGTGTTGGGCGCAAGGTTGTACGAGTACCAGAAACTAAAGTAGAAGTGCCGGAGGTTGTACCTGAGACAATACCGGAAGTCGCAACACCTGAGATCGTTACTCCTGAGATTAAACAGCAACCTATTATTAACGATGTGCCGAGAGTAAACAACCGAAGCGGTGCTGAGACTTTTGCCGATGAAAATATCCCTGCCGCACCGATTAAGCAGGAAGTCACTCCCATTCAACCGGAAGTAATGCAGGAAACATTGCCGCCTACTCAAATTAAGGTCAATCGTGGCAGTAAGGGCGTAGCAAATATAACCCTGCCTGATGCCGACCATGCCCTATTGTTTGAGTTGGATAAACAAATGAAGATGCTTAACAACGATAAAACTTATTCGCATGAATTGGATACATTAGCGGAACAAAACTATAACAAACTCAAAGATAAATTTCCAGATCCCATCGGTACTGCTGACACTTACCGCAGAAGTGTTTTTAATGGCGCGAAGGATATTGAGAAGGACGGGACTTATGCGGCAGAGACTTTTGAAGCGGTAAAGGCAAAACTTGATGCCGAAGCGAAACGCTTTGATATTCCGGTAGATAAGAGAACCTCTAAGAATGTCGGGGATAGGAAAGTTAATGCCATGCAGTACAATCACCCTGAGTTGAAACCGTATGTTCAAGAGCAGGCTAAAAATATGATGGGCGATCTTGCCGCATCATTAAAGGCAGAGCGTGGCGGTACTACGGTATATGGCGAAAATACCGGCGGTGAGAATATCTCATGGGGCAATAAGCGCATGACTACAGATACTATTGCTAAGATTCTTGACGAGCAGAAGGTTAGTTATGCCGACATTGATAACGCTTTACAGCGCATTATTGACGATGCAGGGCAGGAGAATGTTGCACTTGCTAAACGTATTGAGTTGCTAATTGACGAGCATTTGACCGATGGATATACCGACATTTACGGTAATAAGTATCCTCCATCTAAGGAATACGTTGACGCGAAAAATAAGGCGTATGGGACCGATATTAAGGTTAAGGAAACTAAGGAAGGTATGACGGAAGAGGAATGGGCAGAGTTAGAGGAATTGCAGCAGGATATTGAGGGCGGCAATACTTCCAAAACCATGTCCGAGGATATTGGACTGAAACCGGAGAAAGCGGAAACTTATGACGAGGGAACAATCGGGGCGGCAAGGTTAACTTTACCAGAAAAACAAGCGACTCTGCCAGGCACTAACGAGAAGGTGCGGTCATTCCAAAGAACTGCCATTGATGCTCCGGTCACTGACGATATGACCAAAGCAGGTCTGTTGGTTGATATTTACGCCGAAGGCCCAGGCGCATATAAACCGATAACGAATATTGAAACCGAGGCGGCAGCGAGGAAGTTTATCGAGGATAACGGTATCGAAGTTGCCATTAACCGTGTCATGGATAAAACAGAAACATCAGCAGAACAAACAGCACTTGCCGGTCAGTTAACCTATGCACTACAAAGGCAGGGCAAGCATGAGCAGGCACTAAATATGCTTGAGAGTTTAGCGGAGCAGTTAACTTCTGCCGGTCAGAAAATCCAGGCGGTTAAGATATTTCAGAACCTATCGCCGGAAGGTGTTTTAATCAAGGCACAGCGTGAAACAAAAAAGGCGTTTAACGAGTTGCCGAAACAGACTAAGGATAAGCACGATAATTTAAGCGGTAAACTCCAAGAAGAATTTGACGGTATCGACAAGGAAGCAATTGACCAAGTGGTTAGCGAAACTCCTGAGTTGGGCGGTACTCCTAAGAAAAAACCTACTACAGCAGGAAAACCGGGTAAACCTAAAACTGATGAATTTGACCCTGCCGCCGTATTAGGTCAGAAGATTGTTCAATGGACTAAACCCATGATACCTAAAGCAATAACACCTGAGATGGAAATAGTCAGGACGTTATTCAAAAAGGCGCAGGAGGTATTACCTAAAGAGAAGGTTAAACCTGTTAAGACAAGTGCCTTGGATGAGATTGCCGCCGCACTACAGCAAAGCGACAACTACCGCAAAACATGGGAAGATGCCAAACAATCTATCATTGAGCAAAACGGCGAACTGCCGCAGGTTATGAAGGACGTTGAGGCGTATATCGAGCATTACTTGAATGTGCCGTATTCTGAGCGTTCATTGAGCAGGATATTGGTCGAGGCAATGAAGGATAAGAACTTCGATTTAGAGCAGAGTGCTTTTGGTCCAATGTCACCGAATTTCCGAGGGACTAAGGCAGAGAATAACGCTTTTATTCAGTCTATCGTTAAAGATAGCGGATTGACCGGAAAGAACGCAGAAGTATTGTCCTTGGAATTGGGCAGCAAACTTGACGAAGCGTTAACGAAAAAGCGTGATGATAAGACTTCTGATCTTGCTAAGAAAATTATCAAGATGGCAACGGAAACGCCAAAGGGTGCTGAAAATAACCCCGTTAAGGAAATGTTTAATATTCTGATGCAGAAAGCAAAAGAATCTATGCCGAAGGTGGAAGGTGCTAAGTCCACCAAGGATGGAATGTTGCCGATATATAACGCCTTAAATAACCGTAAAATGTTTAATCAGGTATGGTCAGAGGCGAAGAAGGATATTGTTAAGCAATTAGAGGCGAAGGGATTATCGGTTGAAGGAGTTAACCTTGACCAAATGTTTGCCGAACTCCTTTATCACCCCTACACTAAGGGACAGTTAAGTAGGGAGGTTGCTAAGGGCATTAAGCAGTACGGTATTGATGTGAATAACATTGTCCGGCAGCACTTTACCGTAGTTGATAAAACAGGGCAGACGTTGGCCGAAAAGTTGACTACAAGGGGTATGTTACCGAAGGACGAAGCGGCATTGTTGGCGCAGGACATTCAGGCCAGATTTGCCGAGATAGCGGAAACGAAGAAAGCGCAGATATTGAAGAATATGTTTCGCGAGAGGTCGCTTACTAAAGAGCAGAGGACTATTGACCAGAAGATTATTGAGTTGTCTAACCTGGGGGCATTATCTAAGGAGCAATACAGGCGGTCGGTTGCCGAGAAGATGGGGTTGCCTTCTCTAACCAAAGATACTGCTGATCAGTTAATCGCGATTGCCGAGAAAATACAGACTTCTACCGGAAACGCCAAAGAACTTGCTGTATGGGAACTTCATGCTGCGCTTGCTGCACTACAAAAACCTACCATATGGCAGAAAATAAGTAGTGGTCAGGTTGTTGCTCAGTTGTTAAACTTGAAAACGCATATCAGGAACATAATTGGCAATGAAGGATTTTATCGAGCAGAGAGATTCGCGAAATATCCTGCATCCTTGATTGACTATACTATATCTAAATTAACAGGTACACCAAGGACGGTAACTTTCCGCACATCTGGTGGCAATATGATTAATAACTATCTTGAAGGATTTGCTAATGAGTTTAAAGATATTGGTACTGGCATTAAAAAAGGTGCAAAGGCAGGATGGATGGGTACAAGACCAGAAAATCTTGTTTCTCAGTTTGATTTAAGACCTAAAGCATTTAATGAAAAGGGCAACATTGCAGAGCGTACAATGTCTTTCCTTGAAAACTTAAATGGTGCTGGATTGACAGCAGAGGATTATGCCGCTTTTAATAGGGCAAGAAATGAAACATTGCGCGAAATGGCCGTTCTTAGAGTAATGAATAAGACCGGCAAAACAGACAAGGCATTAGTGGAAGTTGAAATGAAGGAGATTGAAAAAAATATCTCTGATGTTGCAAATGATGTATCAAGGGATTATGGCAAATATGCAACTTATCAGGATGATAATGTTCTTTCATTAGCACTATTGGGGATAAAGAGAAAACTTAATAAACTATCAACCCTTGGCGCAACAGAAGAATGGGGATTAGGTGATCTTGTTCTTAGGTACGCACGCACCCCGGGAGCATTAATCATGCGCGGCATTGAATATTCTCCATTAGGGGTATTAAAGTCTGTAAAAGAATTATATGTTCCTTGGCGTAAGACAGGAGAACCTAACCGCAGAGAAGCAATATTAGCACTTTCCAGGGCAATAATTGGTACTGTCGGAATGTCTGGCATGGGTTGGTTTTTGGCTGACATAGGCATATTAACTGGTTCAATGGACCCCGATAAAGATGTTAGATCAATGCAGAAAAAAGTTATGGGTGGAGCATATAAGGTTAATTTCTCTGCACTGAAAAGATTTGTTACTAGCGGTTTCGATAAAAAAGAAGCAGAACCACAAAAAGGAGATACGCTAATTAGTTACGACTGGTTCCAACCCCTTGCTATGGCCTTGTCCTTTGGGGTAAATATGTCTAACAATGGATTTGGCAAGGCAATAAAAGGTCAACCGGAAAACTACTTAGAGGGTATGGTAGGAGCAATAAATAGTATTGCGGAGCAACCCTTATTCTCAGGCATCCAGCAGTTAGCAACTAAATATCCTGGCGAAACAGCAGGAGAGCAAGCAGCAAGGGGATTAGGAACGGTTATTAAGGGTGCTGCCGCTAGTTTTATTCCTACAGCAATAAACCAAGTTAAACAATTAACCGATAATTCTTCGAGGATTACCTATGATACCAATTTCCTTAAAGATATGGTTAATAGGGTTATTGTAAAATTACCTGGACTATCCAAAACATTGCCTAAGTCATACGATGTATTGGGAGAAGAAAAACAGACATACCCAGGCAATAGCAATAATCCATTTAATGTATTCATAAATCCTGCATTTATTAATAAGTATAATCCATCAAAAGAAGCAATGTTAGCAATAAGTACATTCCAAGAAACCGGAGAAACAAACCAGTTTCCAAGAGAGACAAGAAGATACTTTACTGTAAGCGGAGAGAGATTTGACTTAACCCCTGATGAGTGGTCACAAATGCAGAAAATTGTTGGAGAAAAAACACAACAAGGATTCTCTAAAATTTCACCTAAACTAAGACCTGAAATTCAAGTTAAAAAAATGGTTGACATTTTAGGCAAAGCAGGAGAATATGGTAAGATACAAATTCTTAGGCAGCGCAAGGTTAAGTTTAGGAAAAGTGGCAATGGATTAAAATTATTGGGGGTTAAGAAGTGATTAAAAAACTAATACAGGCAGAAGCGGTTAGACTTTTAATTGCTGTAGTTATTTGTTTTGGAGTGTGCAACGTTGTAGCAAAATGGTACGGTATTATGGAATTTATGGAGTATTCATTAATTATTTGGTTTGGGGTTTTGTTTATTATTTCTGTTGCAGATTCGTTTAAGCGAAAATAAATTTTTCTATCGACAAATTTTCCCTAGATTATGAACGATTAATTTGCATATAATTAACTAATCAAATTTAGGGAGGTTTGTTGAATGAAGAAGTTATTAGTTTTATTGACAGTCACATTTCTATTGTCGCTGTCCGTACCTGCATTTGCCGCCATAGGGATAAACGTCAACGGTCAAGATGTGTATTCTGATGTGCCAGCGCAAAACATCGGCGACAGAGTAATGGTTCCGGTTCGTTTGATTGCCGAGATATTCGGCGCGAATGTATCGTGGGACGAAGCAAGGCAAACGGTCAATATCGTGTGGCAACCAAAACAGGTTATAAGTCAGCAGGTACAACCGCAGACATACGATGATACTGATTATGAAGAAGAATATGCCGCCGCTTATGAGGAAGAATTAGAGAACGCAAGGCAGTACGTCATTGATATGTATGAGTCGCAGCGAATCGTTCTGCAAGCGCAGATGGATCAGGAGTGGAAGGATTATTGCAAGCAATACACTAAAAATTCTCAGACAATTCCAGATAAAAACTCTTGGTCATACAGGGAATTACAGAAGGAATATGATCCATATTTCAAGTCTTTGGAAGTCCAAAGGGATGCAGAGTTGAATAGAATTAGGTAAATAAAAAGCACCCGAAAGGGTGTTTTCTTGTTAATAATTGTGGTATAATATACATATGGGACATCATGGATTAGCTACCTATGATGGTGCGGTACTCTCGCCGCACTCCCATATTAACTATAACAGAGAGATAAGAAACCTGGAGAGGGGGTTGTTTTTATGCAGCAAGATAAGATTAATGAAGTAAATTCCAAAGAAAAACCATGCAGTAAATGCGGAGAAATATACCCATTAACTTCTGAATATTTTCCCAGAAGGAAAATTGCGAAGGATGGATTTGACTCTTGGTGTAAGAAATGCAGGAGTGCCCACAATAAGAAATATTGCAAGGAAAATAAGGATCGTATTACGGAAAAGAACAGGAACTACTATTTGGAGAATAAAGATAGGTTACTTAAATACATGGGTGACTATCAAAAAACAGATAGATACAAGGATTATAGAAAAAAATATACTCAAACGGAAAAGAATAAGGAATATCGCAGACTCTATTATCTGTTTAAGAAATATGATAAAGAGCGTAATAATTATATTTATTAAAAAGAAATAACCACTCTCAACAGGGTGGTTATTTTTCGTCCGATACGTATTCAAATAAGTCGCCCGGTTGACATTTAAGAACTTGACATAGTTTGCCTATTTGCTCTATCTCTATTCTCTTAGTTGTACCATGCCATAATTGCGAAACAGTACCGGGGCGTATTCCCGTTAATGCGGTCAACTCTCTTTGATTTATTCTATGTCGTCCCATTAACTCTGAAACCTTTATCACTACTTTAGCCATAACTTTTACACCTCCTACCGTATTCAGTATAACACTTATGGTTATAGGATTGCAACTATTTTTTAATATATTACTTTTGTCGTATTGACATACTACTATAAGGGTAGTATAATTTTAATTAGAAGTAGCATATAGATATAAGTTGTGGGGAGGCAGAGAGATGGATAAAAGTTTCAAGGAATGTTTTGCGGAGTTGTGCGCTGACCGGGCGAGTGATGCAGTTATGGAGGCACGATTTAAGGACGATGAGTATATCGAGGCAATGGATAAGTTGAAAATTGCAAGTAATCAGGTTAGTCAATTGTTGAGCGTAGAGAATCAGGGTTTATTTACACAACTGCTTGATGCCTACACTTGCAGGCAGATATGCGAAACTCGTCTGGCATATGAGCAGGGCATGAGGGACGGGTTGCGCCTTAATAAGATAGTGGGAGGGGTAGTATGAACGATTTGGTTGTTGTGAGTGATTTTGGGGTTACTTGTTTGAAGGACGTGCCGGTTGTTAGTAGTCGGAAGGTGGCAGATGTTTTCGACAAACAACACGCTCATGTTATGAGAGATATTCAAGATATCATAAAAGATCTATCCAGAATTGGAGAGAAGGACTGGGAAAATAATTTTATAGAATCTACCTACAAGGATTCTTATAAAAGAAAACAGCCTGAATTTTTATTAACTCATGACGGATTTGTTTTATTAACAATGGGTTTTAGTGGGAAAAAGGCTCTTAGGTTTAAAATAGCCTACATAAATGAATTCAACAAAATGGAGTCATTTATAGAGAGTCGTAACATTGCCCGTATGGAATCTCGCGATCTTACCGATGCAATACAGGCATTGCACGATCCGCCTAAACATTATCATTATTCAAGTGAATTTGATATGATTAATCGTATAGTTTTGGGTATGACATCTAAGCAGTTCCGACTACAACATGGATTATCTAAAGAAACCCCAATAAGAGACTATTTAACACTGCAACAGATTGATGAAATAAAAAGGTTACAGAGTTTTGACGCTCATTTAGCCAATGTTATTACTGACTATAAGCAACGTCAAAAACTACTACAAGAATATTACGGTAAAATTTATACCCGCAATACAGAATTAACCGGAACATAAGGGAGGACGATTTTCCGTCCACCTTTATGGTACTTGTAAAATCAATCACCCTACTCATTAATTATGGGTATTGTAAATTTGCAACACCGCTAAAGGGTAGCGTAAAATCTCCACCCATTGCAAGGTAGTGTCAGGGTAGGCATACCCTTTTAATAAATAAGGGGGATGAAAAACCATACCACCTTAAAAGGTATCCATAAAAACGGATTCCTTAAATTATAAAACACTCCTTCGGGGGATGATTTCATAGTATAGGAGGTGTATTCATGGAAGATATAATGGATGATATATTTAAACAACTTGAAGACATTAAATTTGGGCGTAAAACACCTGCCGGTACCTGCACTAATGATAATAAGGAAGGTGCGTTCAACCCAAAGGATCTCTATAAGGCAATTGAGATTGCAAATAGAGTTACCAAGAGAACGGCACTTGATGATGCGGTAGAGGATTTTATAGATAACAATAACTGCTCTATAAAGGACATTACGCTATACATGCAGGGCGATCCGCACGATACGGTTGCTCATACATTTAGCGGAAGTCTAAAGGTTAAATATAGCAAGTATATTCCTAATTCTTTCCTTGCTCTCGATGCAAATGTTTTTTGGAATAATATTAATAAGAAAAAATAAGCACCCTCCGGGGTGTTTTTATTTTGCGGAAAGTAGGTGATACAACTTTAGCAGGCACCGACTCCGAGGAATCGGCAATACGGAGATACGACCTCCGCGCCTGCAAGGACAGCATAACATTACGAGGTAGAGATATACAAGTGGTATATTCTTGTCATTCCGAGGGGGCGCAAGGATGAGTGATAATGTGCAGGGGTTAAAGGAAGATATGACCGAGGTTAAGGGAACGCTAAAAGATATGGTCAATCAACTTACCGAGTTAAGGGTTTTAATTGCTGGTAACTATACACATAAGGACGATTTTGCAAAGTGTCAGAAGTTGCAGGAGGACAGGGTTGTTTCCCTACATCAAAAAAGGGAGATAGTGCAGAAGGAATTAGAGGTTAAAATAGAGGCAGTTAGAGAAGAATCGAACGCCAAACTATCAGAACATATAAAGACTGAGAAGGAAAACAGGTGGAAATTTTACGGCATCCTCATTGCCATAATGACGCTGACAACTACCTTGATACAGATAATTTTTAAGGTAGCGGCAAAGTTAGGTGATGTGCTATGAGGAAATATGTAAAAATTATCTCGCTTATTTTGTTGGTTTTAATTATCTGCTCTGGTGCTGCATACGCCACTAGAGATAAGTTAGACATTAACCAACTAACCGACAATCAACTTAGGCAAGAATTACTGGACATAAAGGGCATAGGGGCGGTTACTGCCGAGAGGGTTGTTATATATCGTGCAGCGAATAAACCCGTCACTATAAGCGAACTGGACAGCGTGAAGGGCATCGGAGAGAAACGAATTGCCCTGATTAAGAAAAAATTTAAGTAGGAGGAATAATCATGGAAATTAAACAAAAACCGAGTAAGAATTTTAGCAGCAGGCAGGGCAGAAAAATCATTGCTATTGTCGATCACATTACGGCAGGTGCTTTCAGTGGTTCCGTATCGTGGTTATGTAATCCGGCATCGAGGGCAAGCGCACACTACGTTATTAGTCGCGCCGGTGAGATTGTGCAGTTAGTGGCAGACGAGAATAAGGCATGGCATGGCGGTGAAGTAAATAAGCCAAATTGGCCACTATATGATGGTCACGATCCCAACCTATACACTATCGGCATTGAGCATGAGGGATATAAGGATCAGGGCGGCAATGGTCAATTAACCGAGGATCAGTATCAAGCGACACTCTGGTTACACCGTCAATTAATCGCCAAACATGGAATTAAGATTGACCGCGATCATATTATCGGGCATTACCGCATTGACAGCGTTAACCGTCCCAATTGTCCAGGTCCGGCGTTTCCTTGGGATAGGTTGTTTGACGATTTAGAGAATAAACCTGTTAGTCAAGTACCAGGTCCATTTCCCGATGTTGCCGGAGATAGATGGAGTGCAGGACATATTGCGTGGTGTAAGGAAAATGACTGGTTAAAAGGTTATGATGATGGCACATTTAGACCTGATACATCCGTGACACGCGAACAAATGGCGGTTATTCTTGCCCGACTTCGGGACAAGGGGGTAATTTAGTGGAGGAAGAAAGCAAGACAAATGTCTATAATGAAGCAACTTCTCCAAAACAAAAGCACGACATTATTGACTATGCCTTAATTGCATCATTTGGCATAGTTTTAGTTTTGATATGCGCTTTGGTGTGGACTGGTCGAGAAGTGCCGGGGAATATCGAGAGTATGTTGTATATGCTTGCAACGTCTTTAGGATTTAAAAAGGCAGTACCGAGCGTGAATAGTAAGAAGTAGGCAGGACATAATATCAATACGCGAATTAACTTTTAATACCCCTGTGAACTATCCGGAATTTCCGGAAGGTTTGCAGGGTTTTTGTTTTTGGGCAAAAAAGAACTCCCCTTGACGTAATCCAAGGAGAGAGTTTTGCCGATCGATAACGCTGCATACCGCACTATTAACCTGTTTTTAATGTTGGAGCCTCCGATAGGACTCGAACCCACAACCTTCTGATTACAAAACAGTTGCTCTACCAATTGAGCTAAGGAGGCGTTTTTATCCGGCAAGGGCAGGCCGGTTTAATTAGATAAATTATTCGGTAAAACCATTTTCTTTCATCCAAGCAGTTTCGGCGTTAAGGACACTGCCGACCAAATCAACGTCAATACCTGTTTCGTTGACAATGTAAGCGGCAACCTCGTCGGTATCCATAATCGGCGGCAATCCAGCGACTTTTCTCGCTTCTTCATACTCGCGTTTTGCCTCGGCAGCATCTTCGGAAGAAACTTCGCCGCCCATTTCTACCTCTACCTCCCAATCTTCAAGAACATCGGCAATTAATTTACTAGACTTCTTGCATATACCGTCCAGTATACTAGAAACCAATCTCTTGTTTGCGGCAAGTCTAGGATCGTGCCTATCTTCATACATACATTCAAGCACGTTAAAGATATTAGCTTTTCCGGAATTATAGATCAGTCCGGTTAATTCTAACGCTAACCATTCAGCATCAATAGTACCCTTTACAATTTCTTCGCTCAACTTTACTACCTCACTTTTCTTTGCTCTGCCCTTTGCCTGTGTAGATAATTGTACCACCACTACATGAACATTTCAACTTAATACGGTAAATTTATTCTGTACTCAGTAGATTTTTAGGCAAAAAAAAGAACGCTATTCGCGTCCGTCTAAAGGCTAAATTTTTTCAACGGAATACACTACTACTAGATTCAATAACAATGCTAATTCCACACGGAGGTATTCACTTCCTTTCGCCTCAGATTAT